AAAAAAACGCCCGGCTTACTCATGCGTGCGCGCCGCAGAAATTCCACGCTGTTTTTGAGGTAATTCGCATGGGACGCAAACCGAAGCCCACGGCAATCAAGATTTTGGAGGGCACGCAGCGTGGCGCGCCGAAGCGCGAGCCGTCCGCGCCGCCCGGCGCACCGCCGATGCCTGAGCGATTGAAAGTTGAGCCGCTGGCCGTCGCCAAATGGAAAGAACTTGTTGACATCTTGTCGAAGATGGGCGTGCTGACCACGGGCGACGGTGAGGCGCTCGCCACATTGTGTGAGGTGTACGCCGCAGCCCAGGTGTGTCTGCTCGAGCTGCGGTCCAGCGGGCCGACAATCAAAACGGATCTTGGCGGCGTGAAACCGAATCCGGCTGGCAGTTTGTATCGCGGGCTTGTGGTTCTTCAGGCCAGCCTGATGGGTGAATTTGGACTGACGCCCAGCAGCAGGGTGAGACTTGGCACGAAAGCCGAAGCGCCGAAAGACGATCTCGAAGCGTTCTTCGCCGCCGAAGGCGCGTAAGCTGACGCCGGAAGGCGAAGCAAAATACTGCCGGGTGGTGCGCTTCTTTGAAGGCGTGCTGCGTCACTCCAAGGGCCAGCACGCCGGGCAGCACTTCAAGCTATTGCCGTGGCAGCACGACGTGTTCCGCGAGTTGTTTGGCGTGCTGAAACCGGACGGCACCCGGCAGCATCGTGTGGCGTACATCGAAGTGCCAAAGAAGAACGGCAAGAGCACGCTGCTGGCGGGCATCGCCTTGTACATGCTCCTGGCCGACGAAGAGCCTGGGGCCGAGGTGTACGGTGCGGCGTGCGACCGCGAGCAGGCCGGCATCATCTACCGCGAAGCCGCCGCTATGGTGCGGGCCTCGCCGGCGTTGTCCAAGGTGCTCGAGGTGGTGGACAGCCGAAAAACAATTATCCACCGGGCGAGTAACTCGTTTTATCGTGTGCTCTCGGCCGATGCGTTCCGTGCCGAGGGGCTGAACATCCACGCCCTTCTCTTCGATGAGATGCACGCCCAGCGCGATCGTCGGCTGTATGACGCCTTGCGGTACGGCGGCGCAGCCCGGCGGCAGCCGCTTCTGCTATCGATCACCACAGCCGGCGAGCTGGACCGCAAAGCGCTCTGGTGGGAGCAACGGACGTATGCCGAGCGGTGCAAAGCAGACCCGACCCTAGACCCGTCTTTCTACGGCTGCGTCTACAAGGCCGACGAGGCGGATGACCCGTTTGACGAAGCGACGTGGCGGAAGGCCAACCCGTCGCTGGGGCACACCATCACGCTGGAGTCGTTTGCCGCCGACGCCTTGGAGGCGAAGAACAGCCCTTCAAAGCTGAATTCGTTTTTGCGTTACCGGCTGGACATTGCCACCAGCTCTGACGTGCGGTGGATTCTGCCGGACAAGTGGGCGGCATGTGGTGGCCCGCTGCGTCCGCTTGACGGCCGCCAAGCGTACGTCGGGCTTGACCTGTCCAGCACCACGGACCTGACGTGTGCCGTGTACCTCTTCCCAGATACAGACGGCACCTTTGACGTCCTGCCGTTCTTCTGGGCTGCCGCCGAGAACGCCCAGGCCAGAGCCCACCGGGATAAGGTGCCCTATCTGGATTGGGCCAAGGAACGCAATGAGTACGGGCCGCTCTTGCGGCTTACGGACGGCAACGCCACGGACTACGACACCGTGCGGCGAGACATCAACGAGATAAGCAAGCGGTTCGTAATTCGGCAGATGGGAATAGACCCGTGGAACGCTCAGCACATCTCCCAGCAACTGCAAGGAGATGGCTACGAAATAGTAGCGTTTAGACAGGGCTTCGGCAGTTTCTCAAGCCCCTGCAAATTTTTGGAGACGCTCACGCTTTCCGGCCGGCTGCGGCACGCCAATCACCCGATGCTGTCGTGGATGGCAAACAACGTGTCGATCGAGATGAACCACGCCGGCGACATCAAGCCAAGCAAAAGCAAATCTACGGAACGCATCGACGGCATGGTGGCGTTGGTTGAAGCCCTTGGCCTGTGGCAAACGGCGACGGCGCCAAAGCCTGAACAAAACTGGGACATCGTCGCCATATGATCGCTCAAGCCGAGACGCCGGAAGACAGCAAGGGATACCGCATCATCGATCTGCGTGGCGGGTACAGCGACGGCTGGAACGAATCGCCGGCTCGCGGCCCGGCTGGCGTCCGCATCACGCCCGACACGGCGCTGCAGTGCTCGACGGTTCTGGCGTGCGTGCGACTCATTGCCGAAAACGTGGCCACGGTGCCGCTGCACCTTTACCGCCGGCTGCCAGAGGGCGGCAAAGAACGCGCCCGGGATCTGCCGCTGTACCGGCTTTTGCAGCAGCAGCCCAACGGTTGGCAAACGTCGTTTGAGTTTCGGGAAATGCTCACGGCTCACTGCCTGCTCTACGGCAACGCATACGCCGAGATTCGCAGCGGGGCGAAAGGTGCCGTGTCAGAGTTGTGGCCGCTGCATGCGTCACGGATGAGGCCAGAGCAGCTCGAGGACGGGACGCTGCGGTATTGCTACCGCGAGCAGAACGGCCGCGAGACGATCTACAGGCAAGACCAGATTTTTCACCTGCGGTGGCTGTCGAATGACGGCGTGTCTGGGATGCTGCCCATCACGCTCTCGCGTGACGCCATCGCGCTGGCTCAAGCGTTGGAGACGCACGGCGGTGCGTACTTCGGCAACGCATGCCGGCTGTCGGGACTGATGGAATCTGACAACCCCATTACGGTGGAGACGGCCGAGCGGTTGCGTGAGCAGTTTGAGCGGATGCACAGGGGCGCGGATCGTGCCCACCGCACGGCTGTGCTGCCACAGGGCGTGCACTGGAAAGACGTGCAGAGCACCAACGAGGCTTCGCAATTTCTGGAGACGAGGGCGTACCAGACCATTGAGATTTGCCGAGCGTACCGCGTGGACCCGTCCTACGTGCAGGACAAGACGAAGGTGGGCTACGCCAGCCAAGAGCAGGCCGCCATCGACCTGGTGCAGCAGACGCTGCTGCCGTGGTTCCGGCGGTGGGAATCGGCAATCACCCGCGACTTGGTCGTGCAGGACGACGTGTACTTCGCGGAGTTTGATACCCGTGGCCTGCTGCGTGGCGATTTGGCCGCCCAGGCCAACTGGCTGCAGACGATGCTGAATACCGGCATCTACTCGGTAAACGAGTGCCGCGAGGTTCTGAACATGAACCCGATTGGCCCCGAGGGCGACCAGCGGTACATGCAGATGAACCTGACCACGATGCAGGGGATTGCCGCAGACGCTGCCGCCGGAGACGCCGGCGAGCCCGTGCCGGTGGCTGACGCAGCACCGCAGTCGTACACAGACAACCTTCTGGCAACGCCGCCAGCGCCAGCACCTCGAGCCCGCCGCAGCACAAGGAAAAAGAAATGAACCGCGAACGCCTGCACTCGCAGCTGCCGCTGAACGTCGAAACTCGTGCCAACGGCAAAACGTACATCAGAGGGTATGCCGCCAAGTACAACGTCCGTTCCACGCTGCTTGGAAACAACTTCCGCGAAGAGATCAAGCCGGGGGCGTTTGACCGCGCCCTGCGTGAGCAGTCGCACCCAATCGTCGCGCTCTGGAACCACGACAGTAACCACGTGCTGGGCTCGACTCGCAGCGGCACGCTGGAAGTGGGCACGGACGACAACGGCATGCAATACAGCGTCGAGGTGCCCGATACATCGCTAGGACGGGATCTCCAAGTTTTGATTTCTCGAGGCGACGTTTGGGGCAGTTCGTTTGCGTTCGTCATCGGCAGCCGCAACGGCGAGTCGTGGGCTGAAGAGGACGGCCAGGCCGTGCGGTACGTGCATGAGGTGGACGGCGTCTACGACGTTTCGCCAGTTCTAAGTCCAGCGTACGAAGATGCCACGGCCACCATCGTCCAGCGGAGCTATGAGCGGTTCCTACAATCGCACCGACCGGCGCTGAAGCTGCCGGCACTTCGACGGGACGCGAAGACCGAAAAGAAGATCCGTAGGTTTCTGAGGCAGCATGGCCACAAAGTCCGGTGACGTTTGCGAGTGCCGAGCGGCACGCTATGGCGTGTATGCGTCGGTGGACAAGGGCGGCGTCTGCACTCGCTATCTGCGATGTCCCGCGTGCCGCAAGACGGCAAAGCACGTCGTGAAGTCGTGCGAGATACGCCGACGTTCTGTACCTAACTAGGTACTGACGCCACGCCTGCGTTCTGCAAGGAGTGGCATGCCCGGCTCTACCGTGCGAATAGGTCACCACCTACCGCACACAGGAGCCGATACACATGGCCGCCAGCCGCGTCAAGGAACTGCTCGACGAACTCGCCTCTGTTCTCGCCGAAATGGGCGCGCTTGAGGAAACGCAAGACGATGCGGTGGAGACGGCGATGGAGGGCGACGAAAAGCCCGCCGAAGAAACCAACTCCCGCCAAGCCAAGTACGACGAACTGCTGGCGAAGGCTGAGCGGCTGAAGGCCGCGATTGCCAAGGAAGAGTCCCGCGAGGCCCGCAAGGCCGAACTGCTCAAGGTTCTGAACCGGGCCGCGCCGGCCCCCGTGGAGACGACCGACATGAACAAGCCCCGCATTGAGGCGGTGTCCTATCGTGGCTACAAGCCCGGCATCTTTGAGACGCCCGAGCAGGCCCACCGCTGCGGCCAGTGGCTGAAGAGCCTGAACGGCGACGTTCAGGCCCGCCAGTGGTGCCGCGACAACCTCGGCATTGAGTCGCGTGATCTCGGAGGCCAGGCCAATTCGCTCGGCGGCAGCCTTGTGTTTGAGGATTTTGGCTCGTCGCTCATCCGCCTAGTCGAGGAATTCGGCGTGTCAATGAACCTGGCCCAGCGGGTCACGGTGTCGTCCGACACGCTCTTGGTGCCCAAGCGTCTTTCGGGCATCACGGGCTACTGGCTCGGCGAAAACTCGACCATCACCACCTCGGACCCAACCGCCACGATGGTGCAACTGGTGCTGAAGAAGCTCGCAGCGGCCACCCGCGTGAGCAACGAGCTGCTGGCCGACAACGCCATTTCGGTGGCCCAGTGGCTTGTGCAGGAATACGCCACGACGATCAGCGGAACGTTGGACGACGCATTCTTTAACGGTGACGGCACCAGCACCTACGGCGGCATTCGCGGCCTGTCGCAGATCAACGACGGCACGCACACTTCCTCGGTGGTGACGGCCGCGAGCGGCAACACCACGCTGGCGTCGCTCGACATTGACGATTACCTGCGGGCGCTCGCTGCTCTGCCCCGCTACGCAATCGGCACATCGGCCTGGTACATGCACCCGGCGGTGTATCACCAGAGCGTCCAGCGCATGATGCTGTCGAGCGGCACGGCGGGCAGCGGCACCATCGGTGCCCTTGCCGGCGGCAACACCGCCCAGAACCTCGCTCAGGGCACGCCCAACACGTTCCTCGGCCTGCCCGTGGTGTGGGTGCTCAAGATGAACTCGGCACCGACTACCACGCAGATTGCCGCCTACGTCGGCGACATTTCGCTTTCGTCCATCATGGCGACGAAGGGCGACATGCAGATTGCCTCGAGCACCGATCGGTATTTCGAGGTTGACCAGACCGCGTGGCGTGTCACCTACCGTGCGGACATCACCCACCATTCGCTTGGGACAAATTCCGAAGCCGGCCCGGTCGTTGCCCTCAAGCTCGCCTAAACCTGAACCATCCCCGGAGAATCCTAGACCATGAATCACGCATCGGGTGCCAAGAGCCTTGCCAAGCACACGGCAAGCGTTGCCGCAAGCGCGACGTTTACGCATGAAATCGACTGCGCCGGATTCAAGTACGCCAGCGTCGACGTGCTGTTTTCGCCGTACACGGCCAGCAACGTGTCGATTGCCAACGTGCTCCGCGTCAGCGAGGCCGATACGTCCGGGGCCGCCGGCACCAACGTTTCCGGCCTGGTGGGCGGCACGGATTTCACGATTGCCTCAACCGGGGCAAGCACCGGGGCCGACATCGGCGCTATCGCCCGGTTCAACGTGGATCTGCGTGGCCGCCGGCGTTACCTCACGGTTCGCGTCACGCCCAGCACCACTGTGGCAATCATCTCGGCCGTCCGACTCAGCAAGGCCGACCAGCACGCCGTCACGGTGTCCGAGGCCAACGTGAACAACGTCGCCAGCGTGTAGCAGTTGACGCATATGCAATAACGCCCACGGCGGGCGGCTGGGTTCGCCCGGCCGCCCGTTTGGCGTTTACAGAGGAACACACGTGAAAGTTCGCATAGGCAACGTTGAACACGAACTGGCCGTGGAGGCCGCATTCTCCGTGCCCCGGCTGGGGTTCATGGACAATTTCTTCTGCGTCATGCAGTCGCTCATGCCGTTGGGCATCCGCCCGACCAAATTCACCGGGGCGTTCTGGGAACAATGCCTGGATCGTGTCCTGGTCGACATGATGGACCGTACTGATTGGATCTTGGTTTGCGACTACGACAGCACCTTCGAGGCTGACACCGTACAGCGGCTGATGACGGCGGCACTTGTGTCTGGCTATGACGCCGTAGCTCCGCTGCAGACCAAGCGCGACGAGGGCATGCCTATGTTCACGCCCGAAGGCCACGACGGCAGCATCGGCCAGGTGCAGCTGCCCAACGAGTGGTTTGAGGCAGTGATTCAGCCGGTGGACTCGGCGCACTTCGGCTGCACGCTGATTCGCTCAGCCGCGCTCAAGGCCACGCCGGCTCCGTGGTTTCTGGGCACACCACGGCCGGACGGCCACTGGGGCGACGCGCCCCCGGGCGAGACAGTGCACCGCGTCGATCCAGACATTCACTTCTGGAAGAACTTTAAGAAGGCTGGACACAAGTTGGGCATTGCCCCGCAGGTGGCGATTGGACACGCCGAATTGAAACTGACGTGGCCAGGGCGCGATCTGCGGCCCGTTTACCAGTCTCCCAGCCAATACTGGAACACAGGCGGCAACCGGCCGCCTGAAGCCTGGGGAAGCCGCGAGCATGGAGAATCTAGCCTTGGCAAGACCTGACCACGTTTTGTTGCGATTTACTCGGTCCATGAATGGCTACAGCAAAGGGGCCGTGATTGAGTACCCGCGCGGCCCCGCCAAAAGCCTGCTGGCCGCCGGCGCGGTGGAACTTGTGAGCGAGCCAGAGCAGCCGCTGCTTGAGGTGGCCATGACCGAGCGACGCGCCGTTGAGACGGCCGACGCGCCACGCCGTCGAGGAAGGAAGGCCCGGCAATGAGATACCGCAGCCTCACCCGTTACGAATTGCTGCAGGTAGGCGGCAACGAACCTGTGTTGCTGGCTGACGCCAAGCTGCACCTGCGCGTCGATTCAAGTGACGACGACACCTTGATTTCATCGTTAATCACCGCTGCGCGTCGATATGCCGAGGACTATTGCGATCGCACGTTCGTGGTGACGCTGTGGACGATGAAGATGGACTCGTTTTACGGGGCCATTGGCTCGCCTGTGCAGTTTGGCTTGCGAGCGGACGGCAACAACATCGAAGGCCGGCAAGGGACGGTCCCGAACCTGGACATTGAACTGCCACGACCGCTGGCGTCGCCTACCTACACAGACAACGAGGGCGAGTACATCACTTCCGGCGTGGTTATTCGTTACTACCCGGCACAAGGATCTGCGCTCACCACATTGTCGTCATCCAGCTACCGCGTTGATTACGACTCCATGCCTGCGGTGTGCCGCCCGCTTTACGGGCAGACGTGGCCCACGCATCTGGTAGATCAGAACAGCGTAACGATTACCTGGGCGGCTGGACCGACCTTGTATTGGGAAGATAAAGGAAACGGCCCAAAGTACGGCAACCACAACAAAGAGGTTTTGCAGGCCGCCATCAAGCTGCTGGTTGGCCATCTGTGGAGCAACCGCGATGCGTCCACGGAAACGGCGTTGGCCGAAATTCCGTTTGGTGCCAAGGCTTTGCTCGACACGTTGCGTTGGGGGAGCTACCGTTAATGCCCCTGCACGCTGGCGACATGTGGACGCGGATCACTATTGAAACTCCGACCAAATCGCAGAATCAAGTGGGCGAGACGGTGCTGAGTTGGTCAACGTTTGCCGAGGTATGGGCCGAGGTGGACTCGCTGTCCGCACGAGAAACAGAACGGTTTGCCGAGACGGTGGGATTTATGACGCACCGCGTGAAGATCCGCTACCTGGACGGGCTCACAAGCGCCATGCGAATCGTCTACCGCACGCGCACGCTCGAGATAGGCCAGATCATTGAGCGAGACAGACTCTGGCACCAGGAAATCATCTGCACGGAAAAGAGGGCTGACGGATGAGCCTGCCCGAAGCGCCAGAAGCGTTTTTGTTTCAAAGGCTGACTAGCCAATCGGCGGTGTCTTCGCTCATTGGCCAACGGGTGTTTCCGCTGATTGCCCCAACTGGAACGCCGCTGCCGCTGGTGGTGTTTCAGCGCACCAATGTGGATCGGCCGCGATCGCTCACCGGCAACGTGGGAAACCCTGTAGTGACGCTGCAGTTGACCACCTACGGCACGTCGTACACCTCGGTAAAGTCGATTGCCCGGGCGGTTCGCCTGGCTGTGGACAACTGGACCGGCACGACGGCCAGCGTGACCATTCAACGGACAACGCTCACCGGGGAATCTGACGGCGTGGAAATGCCGCAGGACGACCAGATGTTGCCGTACTACAGCGTGCAACAGTCGTTTGAGTTTCGCATCAACGAGGCGACGTAATGGCTGACGGCGTACGATTTGGACTCAATACCACGCTGAAGGACGCCAAGTGGGTGCGGGGTGGGGTGCTGCAGCAAACCGTAAAGCTCACGCCTGAAGAAGTGCGTGTGGCCGTGTTAAACAGCATGCAGCCCGGGCTGATGGCGTTACAGCGCAACGTGCAGCAAGTGCGAGCCAAAACAGGCAGGCTTAGGCGTTCCCCGGCGATCGTCACCCGCAAGTACGGCAAGGCTCCGTTTTTCACGATTGTCGGCCTTGTCGGATACCGTTCTGGCGTCGCGCCGCACGCCATCTCCATCGAAAGAGGAACGCCGCCACGTTTCAATCGCGGAAAAGTGACGGCCCGCCGTTTTGCCTGGAGTGCATTTTTCCAAAACCGGGAAATCATGGAACAGGCGCTGAAATCGCAGCTGGAAGCCTTGGTTCAAAAAGCAGTAGGCAAGGCACTCTAACTGCAAGGATTTGGCGTCTGTCGCCTAATTTGACAGTAGGGCGTGCCGCCCGCAATCCATTAGGAGAACTTCTACATGGCTACCGATTCTCAGGGCTCTACGTTTGCCTTTGGCGGCTCCACCTACACCGTGACCAGCGTCACCGTGACGCCCGGCGGCGACCTGCTCGACCAGTCGCACATGGGCCAGGCCAGCGGGGCCAACCGTCTCTACCAGGCACCGGCGCTGAAGGACAACGAGATCAGCGTGGAGGCTTTAGGCACGACCATCGTGCAAATCGGCACTTCTGGTTCGCTGTCGTTTGCTTCGGTGACGTACACGGCAACGGTGTCCAGCTCGAGCGTGGCCTACAGCGTCGGCGAACTCGTCAAGCAAAGCCTCACATTCAAGGTAGCGTGAGCCGGGGAGGCCGGCGTGGCGAACGTTTCGCAAGGCACGACGATTACGTGGGGCAGCGTCACGCTCGGCGAAGTGGTTTCCGTGTCTGTGGACGGTGTTTCTGCTGACACCGTCGAAACCACGGCACGCACGGCCACCAGCCGCTACAAGGTGTTCAGCCGCTCTGACACCGACTTGGGCACCGTTCAGGTGACGGTGCGCGGCACCAACGGCATGACCGTTACCAACGTGGGTTTGACGAACACGTTATCTATCACTGGTCCCGCCGCTTCGTGGTCGTTTAATTCTGCGTTGTTTGAGAACCTGTCGTGGCAGGCAAGCGTCGGCGAGCTGCAGACGTATTCCGTAACCTTCAAACTCATAGGGTGACGTATGGCATTGACCAAAGACCAGATTCTAGCCGCCGACGACATGGGGCTGCTCAAACTGCATGTCCCAGAATGGGGAGGCGACGTGTTCATCAGAGTGATGACCGTGGGTGAGCGTGATGCCTATGAAAATGAATGGCAACGCAAAAAAGAAACCGGCGTGGACGATTTCCGCACAAAGTTTCTTGTTCGATGCCTAGTAGATGAGAAGGGGCGGCGGCTGTTTGACAACGGCGACGTGACCAAGCTGGCCGAGAAATCGGCTCGCGTCATGAATCGGGTGTGGATGGCCGCCATGGAGCACAACAACCTTTCCGACCAGTCAATTGAGGAACTGGCAAAAAACTCCGAGCCCGGCCTGACGGCCGGATCTTCATGATTCGTTTGTGTTTGGCAACCGGCTGGACGTTGGAGTACGTCGAATCGCTGCCGCTCACCACCTACAAGGAATTTTTGGCATTTGACCGATACGTGGAGCCAATTGGCAGGCAATGGGAGCAAACCGCCACAATTGCCGCTTTGACGATTGCACCACACGTTAAAGGGAGAACGCCGAAGCCCGCCGACTTTATCCCGGTGCGTAAACCACCAATGAGCGCCGAAGAAATCGCCGCTGAACTTTCAAAACTGAACCTTTCAAGCAATGGCCAAAGTTGACCTCGCATTTCAGTTGACGGCAAACGCCAGCGGCATGGCTGCCGGCGTTGCCAAAGCGGACAAGGAACTGTCCAAGGTTGGGGCCAGCGCACGCGCCACGTCTGCGGAATTTCGCCAAGCGGCGAAAATCACGCAGGAACTGAAAACGCCGGCCGAGAAATACGCCGACACTGTCGCCAAGCTCGACAGTTTCATGCAAAGGGGGCTGGTCACACAAGAAATCTACAACCGGGCTTTGGCCAAGGCTGACGCCGAATTGAAGGCCGCCACCTCGAGCATGGAGGAGCTTGGCCGCAGGGCCAGCTTGGCGGAACGAATCCTGAACGGCACCACGGGTGCAATTCGCGGCGTGGGCGACGCCACAAAATCAGTCGCAGATGCTGGCGTCAGCGTCATCAAATTTGGCAAGGACGTTGCCTGGACCTACCTGCAATGGAAAGTCTTTCAGGCCGTTCGCAGCCCGGCTGGCCTGAAAGATTTTGCCATTGGTGCATTGAAAGCCACTATGGCTGCTCGCACCATGATTCTGGCCGCCAAAGCCCTTGGCATTGGCTTGGCTATTGGCGGTGGCGCTGCGGGAACGGCAGCTGCGGCGATTCTTGGTTTAACCAATCCGCTAATTGGAGGCGCTCTTCTAACGCTGAACCTCAGCCGTGCGTTTCTTGCTGCCAAGGAACGTGCGTTTGAGATGGCCGCCGCCATAACCAGCGGCACAAAGACCGTGCAGCAGCTCAACGCAGAGCTAGGAAAAGTGCAGGCTCAACAGATTGACAACCTTGCTTTTGCCGTTGAAGAACTGGACGCAGCCGGGCAGCGGTCGGAGAAAGCGTTCGCTGGATTCTCGGACGTATTTGTGACTCCGTTCATTGGCGCTTTTGCGGCCATTCAATCCGGCCTGGCAGGTCTTACGGACGGCATGTCCAGCACGATTGAGGGCATCACGTCCATTATCTCGCCAATTGCCGAGGTGCTGCAGCCGATTTTCACATTGGTCGGAACCGTCGTTGAAGGCGTCATGAAACTGGCAGGCGTATTGCTCGACTTGTTTGGCGTTGTGCTGAAGGTCGCTGGGGCGTTTATTCGCACGCTGCTTTCGCCCGTCATCGTCGGATGGACGAACCTTGTGGAAACAATTCGAGCCGGCATGAATGCTGCGTTTGATTTCATCGGGGAACGGATCGACTGGGCGAGCAAGAAGATTCAGGACTTCTACGCCTTCATGGCCAAGGTGCCTGTGATTGGCGGCGCGTTTGCGGCAGGGCCAGAAGCGGCAAACGCAGCGGGCGCTCAAGCCGGGCCAGCAGCCGGCGCGGCCGAAATGTCCCAAGAGCAACTAGACCTAGAGCTGCAGATTTACAACGCACGCAAGGCCAACGAAGAGGCCATAGCAGACGCAAGCAAAAAAGCGGCCGACGAAAAGCTGGCCACGGAGATGGACATTTACCAAGCCCGGAAGGCAAACGAAGAAGCGCTGGCGGCGGCTCGTAAAAAAGAAGAACAAGAGCAGTTCGATTTTCAAATGCAGTTATTTGCTGCGCAGAGGGAAAACGAACAGAAGCTGCGAGACGCCGAAGCGAAACGAGCAGAAGAAGCGGCAAAAATTCAAGAAAAGGCTGTAGAAAAACAGGCAGAGATTGCCAATGTTGAATCCGAGCGTGCAGCAGCCCTCGGCGGCAAGTCCAACGAGGCCCTCAAGGCCAACGACATCCGCTCGAGCGAGGGCATGTCGCAGTTCCTCGCCTTGGCCACGGGCCGTGAAGATCCCGCCATTGCCGAGTACCGCAAGCAGACGATGAAGCTGGACGAACTCAAAGCGGAGCTGCGGGCGCTCAACGCCCAGGCCGTGGACATCCTTGGAGCTGCTGCGTAATGGGAATCGTCCGCGTGAGCGAGCTACCCACCGTGTCAGCGTCTCGCAAATTCGGCGAGCCACCCACGTTTCAACGCAAGTGGGTTGTGGAGGTGGACACTCCGACCACCTCGCAAACGGAAATTAGCAACGCATGCGGCGTGCAGTTTCTCCAGGGCCATCCGGAGGCGTACTACTGCCTTGCCATGAACGTGGCCGTGGGCAACTACAACGGCTCACGCTGGCACTACGAGGTGACGTGGGACTACGAACTTCCCAAGCAGGCCAACGTTGATCCCAACCCGCTGGCTCGGGCCGACATCTGGAAGTGGACAACAGGCGGACTCAGCGTTCCGGCGCTCTACTACTACGACACGGGCGACGTGATAAAGGTGCTGCAAAACACCGCAGGTGATTTCTTTGAGGGTGCCACCACCGACATCTCGACGCTGCAGGCGTCCATCAGCGGCAACCGGCCTAACTTCGATTACGCGCGCGCGACGCTCGTCACCAACACCGTAAACCAAGACGGCTATTTGGGAGGCGCTCCCGGCACGTGGAAGTGCTCGGGCATCTCTGGCCAGCCGGCCGTTGAAGTGGTCAACGAAGTGGAAATCCGGTATTGGCAAATCGAAGTCTCGCTCGAGTACCGCCCCGACAAGTGGACCCTGCAACTTCCCAACGTCGGGTGGAACTACCTGGACGGCAGCACGAAAAAGCGCGTTTACGTGATTGACGCCGACAGCGGAGACAGGGTGCCATCATCCAACCCGCAACCGCTCACGTCTGGCGGCGGCATCAAGACCGGCGCTCCCGACATCATCGAACGCCGCGTGCACCGCCAGGTCGCATTCAACTCGTATTTCGGCACACCACCATCGTAAGGATTCGCCATGCCAGACATCGTCTACACCATCACCGGCAACATAACCAAGGACCAGCTGACGCAGGCGTTCTCTGCGGCTGGCGTCACAACCTCAATGAACGCCACGGGCATGACTACGCTCACGCTCACGCCCGGCACGAACGCAGCGGGCACGTCTGCGATCAGCACGGCGTCGTTGTCCACCGTGGGCGTGTTCTTTGCTCGCAACCTATCCACGGTACAGACGGCGTCTGTGTCGTTCGGGCAGCTGTCAGCTGGGGCAATGGTGCCCACCGTATCGCTGCTCGGCGGTGAGGCTGCCGTTGGCCGCCTGGCGGCTGGCAGCTACGCCTGCCAGTCAAACCTAACCGGCACCAAACTGGTCATTACGATCGTCGAGGGCTGACGTGGGCAGCCAGAAGGCGAACAGCGGACCGCAGGCGGCTGGCAACCAGTACGTCAAATTCACGCGCCAATCGGCGCAGCGGATTGCCGATGCCGTACGCACGGTGGAGGGCGGCAACCGGGAACAGCCTGGGCTAACGTTTGACCACCCGCTGCCGGGTGGCGCAAAAGTTTTCCGCGTCTGCACCTTTACCGGCGCGTGGTCGATCGGTGCCACAAAAACGGTGACGTTCAAGAACCAGACCAACACGCCAAACACGGCGGTAGCGGTGAATCTGTTCTTCCCGCTCTCTGCTGCGACCAACGCGACTACGGACTGTGCCATCGCCAAGGACGGCACGGCCTGGTTTCTGATCGACGTGCCGTTTGAGACGGCGACGGCGGTTTTTGTTAGAGCAACATCATCTACGGCAGTAATGACAGACGTGACGCTGTCGGCTTCGCTCAACACGTCTGCCTGCACTATCAGCATCGGGAAGACGCTCGTGACAACTTCGGTCACGATTGTGTCTTCCACGTTTACTTCCACGTTCGTTCGGTTCAAGGCGTAACCATGGCATGTTGTTGTGGTGGTGGTGGTGGCGTGTGCACATGCAGCAACGCATACGTACACATAAAGCCGCCGCTAATCTATCCAGGCGCGCGCGCAGTGCGGACAATCACTTGGTGTACTGCAAATGCCTTCATCGTTAATGGTGTTTGCGATGAGTTTGGCACCCCGCAGAATTTTGAATCCGGCTATCTGGTTGGCTCGTGCATGGGCGGCGGATGGAGAGTTTATACTCTGCAGGGATATCCAGTTAGAGGCACCAATACTCTCAGGCATTACAAATACCTTGATTCCAACGAAATAGCGAAAGGGTCCAGCACCAACTGCGCGAACAAAACAAGTATCTTCAGCACAGATGGAATGGAAAATTTGGGCGATTGTTTCTACGCATTCCCGACCGGCGACATTACGCTGACCCGTAGCGATTTTGTAGTCACCTATGACGAAACCGACGCAGGCACTACTTACAAGTGCGACGTGAATCCAGACGATGATCCTATTTTTCCAGAGTGGATAAAGCTCTCAGCAAATCCGCTTCCATGACCACATGCCACAGAAAATACTTAGAGGCAAGATGCCGCGAGCGTGGCTACACGCTTGAAGCGGTGATGCCGTGCGTCATCGCGCAAGACGGCGACCAATGGACGATTGACGTTAACCATGCAGCATATCCGCAGGAGCCGAAAATAGGTTTCGAGCCGCCGCCACCCGGCCCACCAGAGCCCTCGCACGGCCCAGGCACCGAACTAAAATCCCTCCTCGCCGGCTGGCCCTTTCGCATCGTCGCCACGCCCGACTGCAAATGCACATCCCGCGCCGCCTACATGGACGCCAAGGGCTGCGACTGGTGCGATTCTCCAGAAGGCATGACCGAGATCATGGGCTTTTTGCGCGAGGCTGCCGAGGAGCGCGGCCTGCCATTCCTTGACGTGGCTGGCAGGATGCTTGTCAGGCGGGCGATTGCCAACGCCCGCAAAGCGGAGGCCCGCCGTGCCAAAGAAGCCCAAGCAGCAGCCGCAGCCGAAGGCCCAGCGGCCTAATCTCGCCGAGCTCGACTTCGATGATGAAGAGGCTACGGGCCTCGGCATCCTGGACGATGACGGCAACATGATTCTGCGGCGCGGTGCCGCCAAGCGGAAGCCGAAGGCCAAGGCACGGAGGAAAAAGCATGGGCGGTGACCCGATCACCGAGATGTCGCGGCGTCTCGCCCGCATGCACCCAGACGCCCCGTGCCAGACTCTCGCACGCCGGCTCGTCAAAGAGTGCAACGGTGCGATCACGCTGCACCAGGCCCGCATGCGGATGCAGCGGCAGTTCGGGCAGCACGGCAAGCTGCACCGAAAGAAAATAAAAGCCGTGGCACCTCGAGCAGCTCGCAAGGCTGGCGTGCAGATGCCGATGCCAAAGAGCGTGGCCGAGTCGTGGAGTCCGTACGTGCTCAACGTGCGTGGCTCGGTGGGAATCCTATCCGACGTGCACGTACCGTATCACTCGGAAATCGCCGTGGCTGCGGCTGTCGGCTGTCTGCGGCGGCAAGAGTTGGCGGCGTTGCTCTTGAACGGCGACATCGCCGACTTCTACAGCATCAGTCGGTACATGAAAGACCCGAAACAAAGAGACTTCAAATCGGAGTTGGAGTCTGTGCGTGACTTTCTGGCGTATTTACGGGCTGAGTTTCCCAGCATTCCGATCATCTACAAACTCGGAAACCATGAAGAGCGCTGGCAGCATTGGCTGTTTCAGCACGCCGCCGAAATCTCTGACGATCCACGAATGAGCCTGCACGCTTGGCTGAACCTGGGCGAGCAGAACATCGAGCTGGTCGAAGACCAGCGCCCGGTGATGCTGGGAAAACTTCCTGTCTTCCACGGGCACGAGCTGCCGCGTGGAATGGCGGCTCCGGTCAACGCAGCCCGTGGTGTGTGGATGCGGCTGAAGGGCACTGGCTTGGTCGGCCACCATCACCGCTCGAGCAACCACACCGAATCCGATTGGAAGCACAGAGAGACAGCCGCATGGTCTGTCGGCTGCCTGTGCGATCTCACGCCTGAGTATTCGCGCGTGAACTCGTGGAACCATGGGTGCGCTGTTGTCGCCGTTCACGAAGGCGGGGCATTCGACGTGCATAACTTTCGCATCATGGCGGACGGCACCGTGCGTTCCGCTTGACGCGCGCCGCATGCTGGCTGCTCACCTCTACCGAAAGGGCACAGATGACCGCAGCACTCTTGGACAAAGCCAACGAAGACCTACGCCACGCAGTTGAGCAGCGACGCGCCGCTCAGGACGCAGGCGTGCCACATAAGCATTGGTATGAGCAGATGCAGGCGAAAGGCGGAGCGACGGCGGATGACATAATTCAGCGCTTTGCTGGCGAGCCAGCACGCCACCCGAGCAGCGCCGCATTCGTGCGACTGCTCAACGAGATGCAGCAGCTCCACGAATCCAAGAGCGCCGACTACGGGAGCGAGGAAGACCCGCTGGCCAACATTCGCCAAGGGGCCGATTTCGTGTGCATTGAGCCGTGGCGTGGGTGCATGGTGCGCATTGCCGACAAGGTCCAGCGATTGCGGACGTACTGCCGCACGGGCCGCCTGGTGCACGAAGGCGTGATCGACACGCTGAAGGATCTGGCGGCCTATAGCTTGTTGGCGATCGTCTTATTTGAAGAGGGGCGCGATGGCTGAGCCACTGACGCTGGAATACATGACGAAGGCTGAGCGTGACGCCCGCAAGTTCTCGGGCTGCTGGGACCAGGGCACGAGCGGCACGCTGGCGGCCCACGTCATGCGGCTGCTGGCCGAGATCGCCAGGCTGAACGGCGAGCTGGCCGTGCAGCGGGCGCGATACGAGGAGCAGATCTACCACTCGGCGTCTTGGTATCCGTGAGCCGGGCGGCGGGTTGAGGCATCGCAGGGGTTCCCTCCCTTTCCCCCGCGCTGCCTCCCCGCTTGCCCGGTTTATCCGATGTCGAGTGGCGGCATCACGTCAACGCTGCTCTGCTCGCTGGGGCAGATGGCTGAGTCGACGTATCGCTCTTGCAGCTTCGGGTCGCTGTGATCCAGCACCTGAGTGGCTGCGGCCGTTCCGCCGACCAAGGCAGCGTAGGAGGCCCGCGTCCGCCGCAGCCCGTGAAAGCCTCTGTATTTCACGTCGGCCAGCCGGCAGAGCAGTTTGAGGCTTGTCCACAGGCTGGCTGTCTGCCTGTCCCATGGCCACACCAGTTCGTCCGGCTTGCCCTCTCGAGACGCCAGCATGTCAGCCAGCTGCTGGGTGAAGTCCCGCTCGATGTCGTGCGTGCGGCCTTTCCTGGTGTCGCCGAGAAACCGGACGCGCCGCCGCACCAGATCCACCTCACGCCACCGTAGGGCGAGCAGGGCCGACAGGCGCTCTCCCGAGCAGTACGCCATGTAGATGAGCGTAGACCACCACCAGCACGACGGCTTGCCACCTGTGCGGCCCTTGCGGAGCATCGCCCGCCTAACAAGTTTGGCCACGTCGTCGCTGGTGTAGGCCCGGCCAGTTGGCAGGCTTTTGGCCACCTTGATGCGTGGCAGCTCTGGAAATTCTGCCGCCCACCGTTTGCGAGCTGCCAAGTTCCAGACTGCCTGAAGCATCACCTTGTCTTTCTGCACCGTCGCAGGCCGCACCTGCTTTCCACGGCACGACTGCGTGGCACGGGCTCTGAGGTAGCGACTGATGACCAGGTCATCCAAGTCGGCCACGGTTGGCTCGTGTCCTAGAAACGCTCGCAGGCGTTCCAGGAGCATGCCGTACAGCCTCATGGTCTTTGCGTCGAGGTTCCGCAGATCGCCGTATCGTTCAAACAGTTCCGCCAACTTCATAGGTTCCATGCTGCCTCTCCTTTGGTGCGTGAGTGTACACCAGTATACAACTCTGTAAGGGGAGCCGCCTCCACTCAAACATTGACCTTTGCCAACCGATCGTATGGGCGGTCGGAGGGCTGGGGCAAATTGGGCGGGTTTGACTTGTCTACCGCTGGCGGTAGAGTAGGAGCATGGTTTCAATGACACCTGACGGGAAGTGGTGCAGCGTCGAGGAGGCGGTCGAGATCGCCGGCTGCACAGACGGGCTTATCCGGCTGCGCCTGAGGGAAGGGCGGCTGGCTGGCTTCAAGGCCAACGAGCGGGCGTGGATGGTGAGCGTGGAGGGCTGCAAAGCCATGCGGTCGGAGCTCGCCCCGCACTCAAACGTCAGGAAGGCCGAGGCGGAATCCCAGGCGTCCGCCGCCAAAGCCAAGGGCAAGCGGCGGAAAGCCCGCTAACTCCCGGCGTTTTCCGGGTTCCAAAAAAATCTTTCATGCCCTGTTGACATCTTTACCGATACCGGTAAACTATGGGCATGACGCGGGCGATTGAGACCCGCAGACGCTAACTGGGAGACGAAACGATGAACGCTGCAACGCTCAAGGGGATTCGGATGGTTGCCGACAAGATGGCTACTGGTGGCTGCTCGATCAAGGCTGGCGACGAGATTCGCACCAAGAACGGTGGCGGCCACTACGTTGTCCGCAGCGTTGAGTGGGCACAGATCATCGGCGAGTATGTCCTGACCGTCAGCCCTGACTTCCGCACCATTGGCAAGGGGATCGACAAGGCGACGATCCGTTTGCCGCTCAGCTGCTTCGCTGCCTAAATGAGCACGCCCGGCGGCAATCACGCCGCCGGGCACACCCCACAGGACACGCCATGACCACCTACCGCATCATCACGATCAAAGACCCCCGCACCCCTGGCTTCCGCTGGTGGGAGATCGAGGCCCGCGACGCCGCTACCGGCCAGACCGAGACGGTCGCCGTCTGCGACACGAAGGACGAAGCCCGCGACACCCTGCGAGCCATGGAGGCCGCCCAATGAACCGCTACTGGAACACCGCCCTGCACTCGCTGCTTTGCGTGCGGCTGGGCCAAGAGCTCGGCACGACCAGCGAACTGGCCCAGGCGGTCGCCCATTCCATCGACTTTGTTCTTGGCACCCTTGCCAGATTTCTTGGTTGACTGGTTTACCGCTATCGGTATTCTATGCACCACATTACCGATACCGGCAGAAACGCCAACCAGTGTACAGAAGTTTGAGTCCCCTCATTTTGACGATCTGCTCCCTTGACTCTGGCCTATACGGCCGTACATTACGCCACCCATACGAAAGGAAATCGCCATGAACGCAGACGCACATCACGCCGAATACCTCGCCGCTGCCGCCGCCATCCACGAACAGACGCCACGCACTCGATGCCAAGAGCCCGCCGTTGGCGACTTTATTTCTGGAGTCACTGAGGGCCGCCCCTGGAGCGGCCACGTCGAGTGGGTTGAGCGCGGGTTCGCCTGCGTCAACGTCGGCGGCGCTTGGGTGAGCGTGCCGCTCTACGACATCACGCATTAGGAGCCCGGTGGAACCGGGATTGCCAAGGAAGGGACTCTGCCGCCGAGCCAGGATGGGGAAGCGGCTTTCACATCACGCAAGAAAGGGACGCGAGATGACCACGACGATTGCAAACACGCAGGACCGCAAGAGCATCCTGCTCTCGATGGCTACGAAATTTGGTATGGAGCCCGCTGCCTTCGAGCAGACGGTGCGGGCTACCTGCGGGTGCGACAAGGCGACAAAGGAGCAGTTCGCTGCCTTTCTCCTGGTCGCAAACGAGTACGGGCTGAACCCCGTGACGAAGGAGATCTACGCTTTCCCGACTCGGGGCGGCGGCATCCAGCCCATTGTTGGAATCGACGGTTGGATGACCATGGCCAACAACCACCCGGCCTACGACGGCATCACGTTCGTGGATCGGCTGAGCGATGACGGGCAGCTGCTTGCCATCACGGCCCAGGTGCACCGCAAGGACCGCAGCCACCCGGTGGAAGTCACGGAGTACCTGACCGAGTGCCGCCAGGGCACGGAGCCGTGGAAGAAGTGGCCCGCCCGCATGTTGCGGCACAAGGCGGCCATTCAGGCGATCCGCTACGCCTTCGGCTTCAGCGGAATCGTTGACCCAGACGAGGCTGACCGCATGCGGCCCAGCGTCAACGTGGCCGTGAACGTCCAGCAGGCCCGACAGCAGGTGGCCCGCATCGCCCACACGGTCGAGGCCGAGGACACCGACGTGGAGCACTTCGACGCAGCCGAGATCGCAGCGGAGGCCCGCGCATGAGCACGCCCATTGAGTTCAGCCAAGACCGTGAGCGGAACCGCCGCCTGTGGAACCAGTACCTGGCGGACATCGACGCCGAGATCCGTGAGGAGCAAGCCGCCAAGGCGACGTTTACCACGGACATTGGCAAGGCGATCGAGACGCCGCTGGTTATCAAGCCCGGCTCGCAGCACGCTCGAGCGGCTGCGGAAGCAGGGCGCGAGGACGAGTACAGCAACCGCATGAAGGCCCGCTACGGCGGCGAATGGTGAATCACAGCCGGCACACCCTTGCTTGCGGCTTGCATCGGGGCCGCATGGGTCGCCTACCGGGAGTGGCGAGTAACCACCGGCGCAGCCCAGCGAAACGGGCCAATACACACGGGAAGGATTCCTATGAGCACTGAAGTCACGCTGAGCTGGCACGAGGCCGCGATGGCAAGCCACGTCGGCTGGATGCGTCAGCTGTCTGCCGTAAAGGCTGGCAAGCAAGACTGCCACGGCTACGACGGCGAAGGCTGGAGTGAGCACATCGAAGGTGCCTGCGGCGAGATGGCGGTAGCCAAGCTGCTTGGCATCTTTTGGGATGGCAGCGTGAACACGTGGAAGGCCCACGACCTGCCGGGCCTGCAGATCCGCACTCGCAGCCGCCACGACTTCGACTTGATCGTGCGTCCGCACGACGACGACCAGGCGTGCTGGGTGCTCGTTACTGGCCGGTGCCCGGAGTACCGCGTGCATGGCTGGATCAGCGGCGCCGACGCAAAGCGTCCTGAGTTTCTAAAGACGTACGGCGGCAGGCCGGCAGCGTACTTCGTGCCAGCGGCAGAGCTGCACGGCGTGGATGAATTGAGAACAACGGCCGCGTCGCGTTGACGCTGCCGTGGATGGTGAAAGGACATAAAAGCAAAGGAGATGAAATATGGCCACAGCAATTTCTGCATTGATTGAAACTTACATGACAACCATGACGCCGGAAGAGTGGGCTAATGTTCCTGACAACCCTAGGCAGAGGGACACGGATCGACGGGCGAAAACCGCAAAGCACCTACACACGCTTGAGGCGGCACACACGCTAGTTCACATGGCCGAATGGGACACTGGCAGGTGCAAGCTTGAAGGGCACACTCGCGGCAAGGTGTGGACAGACATGCCAGAAATCGCACCGGAGTCAGTTGAGGTGCGTGTTTATATCGTGCGAGATGAAGAAGAAGCCAAGCGATTGTACGGTCAGTTCAACAGCAAGGAGGAAGTGGAAAACGTCACAGACAGGCTTTTTGGGGCTCTTCGAGAGCACGGCATAACCGCCGAATCTTCGCTGGTGGCAGGCTGTCGTTTTACTAATGCAGTTCGCACTGCCCACAGCTACGCGACCAACGCGAATGTGCCGACCGGAGGAAAAAAGCCGCCGGTCCACGACGGCGTTGGCTTTTTTCGTGAAGAGATCATTGCGCTTGATCGGCTGAACTTATCAAAGGACAAGGCCATTGGCTGCGCAATTTGTTGCTTCTTGTTGGCTCGCAAAAAGCACGGCAAGGCAATTGACGAGTTTTTTACTCGCTACAAGGAAAACGCCGGCATGAAGCTTGGCAGAACCCAAGACTGCGTGCAGATGTTTTCTAATGCCATCGATGAAAACAGAAAGCAGTCTGGGGGAGGATTCACACACTTCCATGATGCTGTGTGTATCGGCTTGGGTTGCATTGACAGGTGGGTAAAAGATGACCGCACCATGCTTAGTCGCTCACCAAAATGCGACCCGTTTCGATACTTGGACTGACCGACGCCGCCCTCGTGATAGGCACGAAGCCGCTTCGACGCGGCGGGGCGGAATGGAAAGGAATCATTCGTGGCACGCAAGCCTGATAGCCTCCACGTCCTGCCGCTTTTCTGCGACGACCTCATCGCATCGTGCGTCGATATGACGCCGGCCTGCTTCGGCGCGTACATGCGACTGCTGTGCTACGCCTGGACCCGTGGCGGCATCCCAGACAGCGAGGCGGCGTGCACACGCATCACTGGCGGCCTAGAGCCAGGCGACTGGCAGACGATCCGTGAGCGGCTTGTGCAGTTGGATGACGGCAGGCTTACGCATCAGCGGCTTGAGCTCGAGCGTGTGGCCGTCGCCGAGATCCGGCAGAAGCGGTCTGAGGCTGGCCGAAAGGGCGGCAGACCAAAAGCAAACGAAAAGCAAAACGAAAGCAAAACTAAAGCCCCTTATCCTTCCCCTAGCCTTCCCTTAGAAGACAAAACACACACACACGGAGACGGCGACGAATTCCGACAGCCAGGATGGGCAGCCACTGAATGGCAGCGGTTCGTTGACGTTTGGAACTCGACAGAGAAGGCTCAGCCTTGGCCTGGCCTGATGGCTCCCGATGGCTGGGTGAATAACGCTGCCTATCCGGCCTGGCTGGAGAAGGCGTACCAGGCCATGGCCCGCCTGCCTCAGTGTCACTTCTTTGACACGCCGCTGGCTGTCACACGGTTCTTCACGTACGTGGACCGCATTCTGGCCGGCGAGTTTGACAACGCCAAGCAAGATCGAAGCAGAGCCAGGCAGCCAATAGGAGGGAACCTATGAGGACGTGGGATCAGAACAAGCAGGCCATGAATCAGCTCTGGCCACAGTGCCAATGGAGCGACGAGGAGCGCCGGTTGCTGAACGACGACCTTTCGGCACTCGACCAAGACGTGCTGTACGACTCACTGCGAAACGTAAAGCGTACGCGCGAGACGTTGTATCCGCAGCTCAAGTGGATCATGGACGAGTATCGCCACCTTTACCGCATGAAGCAGTTCCTGCTTAAGCCTGCGCCTGGAACAAACGAACCAAGGAAGCCTGTGAAAATTTGCAAAGAGTCGGACGCACGCATTGGCGCGGAACTGCGTGACGTAATTCAGGCCGCAACGCCTGCAGAAAAGCAAGACATTATCGACCTGATAGCAGACAAGGCCGCGTCATTGCAGGTTGAAATGCAGACGGCGTATCGGCTTGTTCGCTATCTGCTCGAGCGGCTGGGACTGGCTGGAGGAAACGTTTACGGAGACGCAACATGACCACGCAAACACCACGTCCGCTGACAGACAAGCAACGCCAGGTGCTCGAGTTCATCCGCGCGAACTCTGGCATGTACGGCCCCGCCGTACGTGAGATTGCAGCCGAGTTCGGCATCCGCTCGCCAAACGGCGTAGTGGCCCACCTGAATGCGTTGGAGAAGAAGGGCTACATCCGGCGTCGCCCGAAGGTGACACGTGGAATTGAGGTGGTGGCATGAGCGACAACCCGTACCCACCGCCGGCACCAAGCGTGCTCGTGCATATGCTTCGCATCCACGCATGGGCTGACAGCATCGACGACGACTCGCGGATGTACCACGAGTGGTGCGCCGACACCATCGAGCAGCTGCTGCGTCACAACGGCCGCCTGGTGGCCCGCAACGAGCGGCTGGAGCTCGACTACGAGCTGATGCGAAGGGCCGCCTTCGGCTCACAAAAAGGGGGTGCGGCGTGAGCGTGCGTGACTTCGTGATGCTGAGCCTCGGAGAAATTGTCCTGCTGCTGACGTTCGGCACCGGGATTCTGGTGGGTTGTTCTTTGAAACGAAGGGAATCTGACAATGGCAACCGCAACGAAGAAGAGAACCGGAATTGAACTGGCGTCTGCCGACCTGAAGTCTGCGTTGGCCGCAGTCTCGCCAGCCGTGCCAACTCGAGCACCGAAGGCCATCTACCAGGCCGTGCGTCTGGGCGACGGTCTGCTCACAGGCTCGGACGGTGAAGTGCGGATCGACGTGGCCCTCGACTACCACGGGGACGCGATCCTGCTGCCACACGGCAGGCTGTCGCAGATCCTCGGGGCAGCCACGGGCGACACGGTAACGCTCCAGCCTGGCGACACCAGCTGCGTGGTGAAGGCTGGCAGCGGCACGTGGACGCTGCCCACCGAGAACGCCAGCGAATACCCGATGTGGGAGCCTGCCGACGCGAAGCCTGTGACGAGACTGCCGGCGGATCAGTTCTGCCGTGCTGTGCGTGGCGTTGTGTTTGCCACGGACGATGACTCCAGCCGGTTTGCCCTCGGGGCCGTGCTGATCGAAGTGAAAGGCGAGACGGTCAGCTTCGTGGCAACGGACGGCCGGCGGCTCTCGCTCGTGGAGTGCGAGCACGACCTGGCGGTGGACGATTCCACCACGCTCGTGCCAAGCCGTGTCATGGCGATCCTGTCGCGGCTGGCGGCGGCTGACTCAGACGGTTCGGTGCAGCTCGAGGCGACGGGCAAGGAACTGGTGGCCACTGTGGGCACGGCGACCGTCACGGCCCGGCTCATTGAAGGGCGCTTCCCCCGGTGGCGCGACGTGGTGCCGGATCTGGACTGCGAGCCCACCACTGTGCTTGCCGAGCAACTGCTGGCCAGCGTGAAGGCGGCGGCGATCGTCACGACTGAGGCCAGCCGGGGCATCGACTTTGCCTTCTCTGACAAGGGGCTGTGGCTCCACGGGCAGTCGAGCGAGGCCGGAGAGTCGAGCGTGACGTGCGATCTCGTGGAGGCCGGCACGGCGTGCACCGTGAAGTTGGACCCGCGTTACGTGCGGCAGTGGCTTGAAGGGCTGCCGGCGGACGGCGAGCCAACAGTCAGCGTCCAGGCCAAGGACGGGCAGTCGGCCGTGATCCTGCGAACGGATTGCCACACGGGCGTTGTCATGCCCATGGCAGCGGAGTGACGCCATGAGACGCATACCGCCAGACAGGCTGCGCCGAGTGTGGATGAATCGCAAATTCACCACAGACGAGGTGGCTGCCATCCTGCTGTTAAATGAGCCAGAGCTGCGGCGGCTGGCCTCGCTGCATCGGCTGCCGCCACGGCACTTTGTGCAACGCAACGCAGAGGCCAACGACGAGCCGGATGCAGACGAGCGCGCCGCCCAGGAGCGCCGAAAGGCTGAGTGCCGCGCTATGCACATCCAGCAGCGCATGGCCGAGCCTGTGACCACCACGCAGAGCAAGGTGAGCAAGTGGCGGCGCGAGATCTGCGAGCCATCGGCTGGCCGGCACATGGCCTAGCGTTTGACAGGCATGGCATCTTCCGATTGCCCGGCGGACACCGGGCGTGTCATCGGAGGACATGTCATGCGTTTCGTGTTTGCGTTTCTCATCGCCTGCGTCGCAGTCGTTGCCCAGGCACAGACCGTGGTTGTGCGTGGCCCTGCTGTCGTGACGGCCCAGGATCACGCCACCATCATCGCCAGGCGTGGTGCGCTGGTGCACAGCGAGTGCTCGCAGTACGAGGGGATCGGAACGGGCAGCACGCCCGAGGCGGCCCGCCGCAACTGCTGCTTCTTCGGCAAGCGGCAGATCGTCGAAGAAGGAGTTGCCTACTCGCCCATTACTCGCCGCTGGTACGCCGTCATCCGGTATCGCTAGTTATGGCACCGTGGCTGATCGCCGTGACGGGAGGCATCTATCTCGTGGTAGCGGCAGACCTGGCCCTGCATGGCAAAGCAGGGCTGGGTCTGGCCTACCTCGGGTATGCGTTTGCCAACGTCGGCCTATACCTCGCGGCGAGGGCATCGTGAACGCCATCACGTTCTCAGTGCCGGGCGATCCCGTGCCGCAGCCTCGAGCAAGAGTCTCGACTGCGGGCGGGTTCGCTCGCGTCTACGTGCCAAAGAAACACCCTGTGCACGGCTACCGCCACCGGCTGCAAGTCGCAGCCATCGACGCAGGGCTAGAGAAATCCAGCGGCACCGTGGAAATCATCATTGACGCCGTCTACGCACGGCCAAAATCGCACATCACAAAAAAAGGCGTGAAGCCAACGGCACCGGCACTGCCACGCCCCGACGTGGACAACGTGGCCAAGGCCGTGCTCGATGCAATCGGCCCGATTCTTGGAGACGACAGCCAGGTGCGCCGCCTGGTGGTGGAGAAGAGCTACGGCACGGAGGCCCGCACGACGGTGCGTATCACATGACGTGGGACGTGTGCCACCAAACGCCGCCGCAAACGCTCGGTGCCATGGCCGGGCATACGTGGATCATTGACCCGAAGCGGCTGGGCTTCACTCTGGCCCGCTACAAGTTCGTGTCCAAGATGCTGGCCGGCAAAGGCAACGTGCTCGAGGTGGGTTGCGGTGACGGTTGGGCCACGGCGATCGTGGCGGCCGCTGTCGACACCATCACGGCGATCGACGCCGATGAGCAGCTGCTGGCCAACGCCAGAGAGCGACGCATCAAGAACGTCGTATGGCTACAGCACGACATCACGCGCGGCGTCTGCTACCGGCCTGATCGTCTGCTGTGTCACTTCGACGCGGCGTACTCGCTCGACGTGCTGGAGCACGTGCGGCCCGAGATGGAGCCAGCATTCATTGGCAACATCTGCATGGCCATTGGCCAGCACGGCACGTTCATCTGCGGCATGCCTTCCTTGGAATCGCAGCCCTACGCCAGCGAGTTGAGCCGGGCCGGGCACGTGAACTGCAAAACGGAAGACCAGCTGCGGCAGACGCTGCGGAAGTATTTCAGAAACGTGTTTCTGTTCGGGCTCAACGATGAGACGCTGCACACAGGGTTTGGCGCGATGTGCCATTACCGGCTTGCCATCTGCACTGGGGCGAAACTGTGAGCGTCAGCGTTATCATCCCAGTGCGAAACCACGCTAGGACAATTGCTCGTGCCGTCCGAAGTGCATGCGAACAGAACCCCTGCGAAGTGGTCGTCGTTGACGATGCCAGCACCGACGACACGCCGCAGATCGTCAAGCAGATGTGCGGCCAGTATTCGTCGTTGCGTTTGATTCGTCACGCCACGAAAAGTGCCGATTGGCAGGCCGCCGCTGCCGAGGTGTACCCGTCGCTACTGGGAACGCACGTCGTGTGCATGGGTGCCGATGACGCCTTGACAGATTGCGTGGTTGGGAGCGTGAACGAATACCCGAACGCTGCAGTTGTGTTCCACGACTATTGGGTGGCCGACACAGACGACAACATCACCGGCCTGGTGCACAACGGATTTCAGGAGCCCGTGACTTTCGGGCCGGAAGAAATGATGCACCGCATTCGCACGCACCCATATGCAAGCGAGACGGGCATAGGCAGCGGCATACGCGCCGACGTGCTGCGATGGTTGGCCGACCAAAAGTTTTGGCTGATGGGGCCGTGGTCAGACGCCATCGGTTACGCCGTGGTGGCTGCGCTAAACGGCTGCGTGTTTGCCCCAAAGAAGGGCGCGGTGTTCACGGTGGACCCTGCTGGCTACGGAGCCCAAGGCAGGGACGGTGCAGACGCCGGCATGTATCACGCAGCCGTCCGCAAGTTTGTTGATGCGGTGGATCTACCGCACGACGTGAAACAGTTCATTTGTCTGAAACGCCAGGTGCCCTATGGCTGAATTGCCAGCTGTTCTGTGGAACACGCCCGCCGATGCGTTCGCCGAGCAGTATCGGAACGTGACAGAACTGGGCAGCCAGGTCATGGGCCGGTCTTCAGTGGCGTTTGTCGGGCTGGCAAGAAACTGCGGGCGGGAGCTGTTTGGAAACCTCGACCGGATGAAGCAGGCGGGCGAGCAGTGCGGCAAATGGCAATCCCACATTGAGAGCAACGACTGCACGGACAACACTCTGGACGTGCTGGCCAAGTTTTGCAGCACGCACCGCCAGGCGACGTTCCACTACCACGACAATGGCAGGCCGCATTGCTCGGCGGAGTTTGCCGGCCGCCGCACCATTGCGCTGGCTGAGTACAGAGACACATGTCAGCGGTGGGTGCGGGCGTGTGCGCCTGAGTGTGATTACGTCGTGGTTGTGGATTGGGACATGTGGGGAGGGTGGGAACCAAACTCGATCGCCAACGCCATCGGATGGTTGCAAGGCATTCCGCAAGCGGCAGGCATGGCCAGCGTGTCGCTGTATCAGTGGGTTGAGAATCAAAATGTTGAGTGGCGTCATTACGACCTATGGGCTCTTCGTGGCGTCGGCCAACCGCTGACGTACTTCGACCAATACCAAAACGGGTATGCCGCTTGGGGCTTTTGGTTTTTCCCGCCGATTGGGTCAGAGCCCATTCAAGTGGCGTCTGCGTTTGGCGGCATGGCCGTCTATCGCGCCGATGCCTACCTGGCTGGCACATACGACGGCACCACCGACTGCGAGCACGTCACGTTTCACCAAAGCATCCGAAACGCCACGGGAAAGACGATGTTTTTAAATCCATCGCAGCGAACGCTTATGCACTGGCTGGAGGACGACAATGCCGGGAACCGTGAGCACGGCGTGCAAGACGTTCCAAGCAACGCTGCGTAGCGTGTGGGCCTCGGGCTCCACCTATTCCGAAATGACGCTGTTTCTCGGCGTCACGAAAGACCAGCTATTTCGCCTGCGCGACAAACTGCAGCTGCCGTTACGGCTAGACCGTAGCCAGAGGAAGAAGCCGCCACGGCAGCGCGACCCGACGCCACGGGAAATTGCCAAAGCCTGCGCCGAAATCCGAGCCAAGCACCTCGAGCAGCGACGCAACGAACCGGCGCGGCAATACCGCACGCAGGTTGATTTTGTGCAGTTCCGCATTGAGCACACGCAAGAGCGCGGCGAAGACGCATTGGAAAACCTCATGGACAACTTTGGCGACCCGTGACCGGCTGCAAGGAGTGGCACCCGCAAAGGCACAATCCATGCAGGAGACACGCCATGACCACGCCGAACTATCAGGGCACCGCCGACGAATACGCCAAGTACGGGGCCAACCTCAACATCTGGCAACAGCTGGCGTTGCTCCAGGCGTGGGCTCCGCTGGTTGGCTACGGCCAAAGGTTTGTTAACGAGATCGACCCGTACAAGAAATCCCTTGTAGTGAGCGACTTCGCGGAATGGCTCGCAAGCAAGACCAACGCCCAGGCGGACGACCAGCTGGTGCGGCTTCTCGCCGACATCCTGAAGACGCCGCAAGGCGAGGCGCTCGTTCGGTTTTGTCTTCTTCAAGCAGAGGCCGCGAAGTGAATGACTCTCTTTTTCGCGCCTGCTGCGTCGTTGCTGCGGCTGCTCTCGCAGCTGCGCCGTACTGGTCGGAAATCCGATCTGCGGCCGAGCGCGCCGCCCAAGCCTTCCGAGCCAACGGCGGCAGCCTGATGCGGTGGGGCGCGGCGCTGTTGCTGCTGGCCGCAGCAACCGGCGTGCAGCTGCCGCACCTACCGAGTGCCCTGCCGGCCGCAGCGATCACCGTGGAGGCACCTAGCGTGGAACTGCAGGCGAAGGTTGCGGGCGTTGCGGCGGCGCTCAAGGGTGCCAACGCGGCCGATCGTGCCTTGTGGGCAAGTGTCTGGGACAAGGCCGCCACGGTCGTGGCCGGCGACGCCGTCGCCACCGACGTGGCATTCACGGATACCCGCAGCCTTCGCACGTTTACGGTGTTGGCCCTCGACATCGCCTGGCGGCGGCTCGGCGGTAACCAGCCTGGCAAGTACGCCGGCCTGCGGGAAGCCACGGAGAAGGCGCTGGGAGACGTTGTCGGCCTCGACGTGAAGCCGGTGACGCCCGAGCTGCGGCGTGCGTATGCCGAGGCGTGCAAGGCGATAGCGTGGGCTGGCATTGGGAGGGGCTAGGCATGGCCGACTTCCTGCCACTCATGGGGTACGTGCCCGACCGCCAGGGCACGGATAACTTTCTGGCCACGCTCGCCCGACCGACGCTCGCGCAGGCCGGGCCGGATCTCGTGCTGGACGAAAGCCGAGACGTGTTCCTTGGGCAGTACCTCTTGCAATGCGACCCGGCATGGAAACGTGGCGCTCAGAAAATCGGCAGCTGCGTCGGCTGGGGTTGGGCTTTGTCGTGCGACATCCTTGCCGCATGTGACATCCTGTTACGCCGTGAAACGGAGAGTTACGGCGGCCGTGTGCTCGAGGCGAGCGTGTACGGGTTCTCTCGCGTCGAGGTGCGTGGCAGCCGCAACACTGGAGGCGACGGTTCCTACGGGGGCGCTGCCGCCAAGGCTGTCACAAGGTTTGGCACGCTGCACTACGGCATCGACTACGGCGGGCAGCGGTTCACCGACAACAGCGGCACACGCGAAAAGAACTGGGGCCGCGATGGCGTGCCCGACGAGCTCGAGCCCTACGCCGCAAAGCACAAGGTGCAGAGCACTGCCCTCATTCGGTCTTTTGAGGACTGTGCAAAGGCTTTGCAGTCGGGCTATCCAACGGCCATCTGCAGCTCCATGGGCTTTTCTATGACGCTGCGTGATGGCTACATGTCGCCCATGGGCACTTGGATGCATTGCCAGATGGCAGCGGGCGTCAAATGGAACCCCGAGCCCGCCATCTTGGTTGTGAACAGCTGGGCGGATTGCTACGGCGGGACGGTTGATAAGAACCTGCCGCCGCAGTTCCAGAAGTCTGCGGGCTGGGTGCGTGCAAAGGATTTCACGCGCATGGTCAGTGGGGACGATTCATTCGCCCTGAGTGGCTACCAGGGCTTCCCGCCAAGGCTGTTGCCAGACTGGACGGGAGGCGTGCTGTGAGGCTTTCCCGCATCCTCCTCCTGGCCCTCGTCGCCGGCTGCGTCAACGCGACCGCCGTCGATCGGCCCGACATCGTTGCCGACATGGCGTGCGAGACGGCACGCATGAGCGTGAAGCTGTCGCAGGAGATGGCCCCAGCCCCGGCGTCTGACAAGTGCACGAACTGCGACGGCACCGGGAAACTTGGCGATGGCCGCATAGTCACCGTTTGTCCCGTCTGCAAGGGCACAGGGAAGAAACCATGAGCCTGGAAGACGAACTCGACGCCTACGTGTGGGGCCAGCTGTCCCCGCGCCGCTACGCCGCAGGCAGGCCGCTCGTGGCACGGCTTACCAGGCGAGTGGTCCGCAAGTGGCCGCACGCCTTAATGCTCGAGGCCAGGCCAGACGCTTACGGCACGGTTACTGCCGAAATTGCTAGAAGCATCGACCGCAGTGAACGCCAAAACTACGGCATGGGCATCATCCTGACGCTGGTACTGTCGGCGCTCATTTCGGAGATCGTGAAAGCAGTGCTGGCGTGGTGGCTGGCGTCTGCAAGAAACAGGGCACTGATGCTAGGGTGGCAAACGGAGATGACACGATGACCGACGACGTTAGGGAAGGCATTCTTGGCATAATGGAGCGCTGGGGTTTTCCAACGCTGGTGGCCCTCGGGCTGGCCTTCTTCATTCGCCAAGATCTGTTGCTGCCGCTGCTCGAGGAGCACCGGCTAACGCTGCGTGAGATTCGAGAGACGCAACGCGAGATTGCCGACGCTATTAGCGACCAGACCAAGCTGCTCCTGGCCATGCAGAGCGGCAAGCCTGTCGTGGGCCTGCGTACAGTCGAGGCGTTGGACGACGCCGGGACCAACTGACACCACATCACCACAAGAGCGCACCATGAGCCCGATGAGTCCGAGATTGCTTCGCCCCCGCGCGGGCGGCATCAGCACCGGCCAACTGCGCCAGAGCCTGGCGCTGTATCTGCCGCTAAATGAGACGGCGACCAGCGGCAACGTGACCGCAACAGACAACAGCGGCAATGGCTTCAACTTCACATCGGTCAACTCTGTACTTTCAACCGCAGGCAAGGTCGGTAACGCCAGAGAGTTCGTTAAAGCGAACCAGACGCACCTTCTCGGCGGCAGCACCAGTTCGCTGTTGGCGTTCGGCGGTGGAAATTGGTCGCTCCAGTTTTGGTTGAATCTGACCGGCCCGCTGCCGACGACGGCAACCAACGCCACAATAATTTCTCGCAACGTGGACAGCAGCGGCAGTTTTGCGGCTGGCGAATTTTCGGTAGCGCTGTTTTTCAACAGCTCCGTGAGCGTGACGAATCTCAGCGTCAACGGTGCAAACACCATCACGTTCACGCAGTTCAATGCGTTGCTGGCAAACACTTGGCATCACATCGTTCTTACGAATAGCGGCACCACTGTCTCGTACTACCGCGATGGGAGCCTGATTGGCACCGGCACGCGCACAGGCACATGGGCGACGGGCGCGCGACACACGATAATCGGAACTCCGAATACAAACTCAATGGCAACTCAAACGACAGATGCCAAAATCGACGAACTTGGAAAATGGAACCGCACGCTATCCGCCAATGAGGTTTCCGCCCTGTGGAACAAGGGCAACGGCAGGAGCCTCGTGGTATGAGCGCGACCGAGCAGATCGACGCCACGCTGGCCGCGCTTTTGCCGTCTGTGACGGCGCAGCAAGAAGCGTACTTCGCGGAGCATGGCGTGTTCTACCAAATGCTCTGGACGCACACCTCGCCGCCGACCGGCCCGAGCACGCCTGACAATCTGTCTGCCGTGCCAGTGGGGCAGGCTCCCGCACCTGTCGCGGGATTGCCTGCGACGATGCGGAGCCGCCTTCGGATTGACACCTATGGCAAGCCAGACGGCTGGACGATGACGCTCCAGGCGAGCATCAACGGCGAGGTGTGGCAGCGGTCGATTGACTGCGGCGTGAACCCGTCGCGGTCTACGGCGTGGGCGGTGCCGCCCTCACCGTAGGTGCGCTCTACACCTTATGTTGTGAATGTGCGCTCTTGCACCAGAGTTGAGTCGGCCAAACAACCGGCCGCGACTGTTACGAAACCTCTACTTGCAACGATTCCGGCAGAGGTTTTGCAACGGCCACGCAAACGGCCGAGATGGCATTGCGCGGCGTGACCGCTGCGGTAGAATCTAAGCCATGATCGCCACGCTACGATTCAACCTGCCCGACGAACAGGCTGAGTTCGACGCCGCCCGGCTTGGGAGCGAGGCGCTGGCTGCCCTGTGGAAGATCGACCAGTGGT